GATGCAGTAGTTAAGATTTCTTCGGATATAATTGGTCAGGTTGATACTCTTGAGAGAGTTAAAGATGGATTTGATTATCCAACAGATCCAACATTACTTCCTTTCTTAAGTATTCCAGCTATTGTTGATGTTGGAGGTATTGCCAGGATTGATAGAGTCGATGTTGTTGATGGTGGTGTAAATTATACCCAACCACCAAACTTAGTTGTACGTGGTAATTCTACAGTAGAACTTTCCGCTAGTGTATACGGCGGATCTGTTAATAAAGTAAATGTTCTTAAAAATTCTTTTGAATTTGATGAACCATTAACCGTGGTTTCAGTAAAAAATTCCAATGGATATGACATTGATCAAATTACTCATGTCGGTAATACAGTAACATTAGAACTTCTTCTGGATCCACAATTTAATAAACCAGTAACAAGTGGATATGCTTCGACTGCAATTAATTTTCCATTTGCAATTGGAGACAAAATCTTTATTGAAGATTGTAGGATAACCCCCACATCAAGATCTAATGGAGAATTGAATTTTAATTCGGTTGATTATGACTACTCATTCTTTACTGTAACTGGTATTGATACTACAAATTATAGAGTTAGTTATAGTGTTGCTGGAATTGCAATTGGTACTCTTGGTGAATATGATGATGATTTTACTCTTGGATATGTCGTAAATTATAGAGACATGGCTAAATTTGAAATGAAGTTGACTGATGATGCCAAGTTCTTGTCTGGTGAAAAAGTTACTTCTAAAAATTTCAGTGGATATGTAGCAGAAAACGGATGGAATCCTAGGTTGAGCCAACTAAGGTTGAGAGATACTTTTGGCACTTTGCTTTCTGGTCAGGTTCTCTACGGGGAAGAATCTAAGTTAGCTGCAGATGTTAAAAACGTAAACCTATTTAATGTTAGAAGCACTGTAGGAGTAACTAGGGATAAGGTAGTTAAGAGTGATCTTAACAGTGGAATTTTGAATGACTTCTTGCATAGAATTTCTAATAATGAATACTATCAGAAGTTTTCATATTCAATTAAGAGCACACTTCCATATGATAAGTGGAAAGAATCCGTAAGATCGATTGTTCACCCATCAGGATTTAAGGAATTTTCTGATTTGGAAATTCTTAGTGATGCAAAAACACAAATGAAAGTCACTTCAGTTGATACTAAAGTTGACATGATAGTAAATATTGATAATGATGTATATCTAGGAAAAAGAGAAAACTTTGCCATGGTTACGGAAGACGATGCTCTTCCAGATGGATCTGTTCAGAGGATATTCTTCCCAGAAGGAAGACCAATTAAGAGCTTTATTCTCAATAAAACAAATAAGGTCTTAAAACTTGATGATATATCTGTTGGATTTAATGGAAACCATGATAGAAGTGGTAACTTAGTTGGAAATACTCAGTTTAGATTATCATCAAATAATCAAAAAGTATTTAAGATTGACTTTGATTCTACTGACACTTCTGTAGTAGATTTAGCTAAGGATATTCTTACTATTCCAAATCATAACTTCCAGACAGGTCAGGAATTGCTTTATAACACCAACGGTGGAACCACCATTGGAATTGCAACAACTTCTCATATTACTGGAACTAGAGATATTGTAATGAATGTTACTACTTCTGGAACTGGAAGTAGTGCAATGTATGAAAACGGATATAATGTTGAGATTCCAGGACCTGTAACAGGAGTTGGTACAACTGCAAATCCAATAGTTACATTTAAGTGGTATGGATTTGGCAATCCTTTACCATCTACGTCAAGTGGAATTGGAACAGGAGCAACATTCCAGGTCAAGTTTACTTATGATGGTACTGGTCAACCACTTTCCACTAATGTAGTCCTGATTGATGGTGGTTATGGATATGATGTTGGAGATACTGTAAGTATTGCTGGAACTTATGTTGGTGGTGTTAATGTTACGAATGACCTCTCTTTCCCAGTAACAGCTGTAACTGGAACTAGAACTGGAATTGTAACGACATATAGTAATGTACCTTCTACAAATGATGGATCTGGTTCTGGTGCTATATTTAATGTTACTAGAGATACTAACCTTGATATTGTTAATGTTCAGGTTGTTTCTGGTGGATCTGGATATGCAAGTACTAATAGAATTAGTATCGCTGGTACTTATATTGGTGGATCAACACCAACAGATGATCTATACATGACTGCTACCGAACTTGGTGGAACTGCAATACCAGAAAGAGTATATGTACAAAAACTTGATGATACTAAGTTTAGATTAACAGGACTATCTACATCATTAGCAATGAACTTTGTTGGATTGGGAACTGGTACACATTCACTACGTTATTCTGATCCCGTTAAAAATGCCCTAATTCTCATTGATAACATTATTCAGACACCATTAAGTAATAAAAAACTTAGTGTTGGAATTGGATCTGCAATTGGGGCATCTGATAAAAATATTGTTATTTCTTCTGGAATTAGTTCTTTGGGTAGAGGTGATATTATCAAGATAGATGATGAATATGTTCAAATTGAATCAATTGGAGATTCTACATTTGTTCAATCGAGAACAGCAGAAGGTGAATCTACAGTTGATAATAATTTTTATTATGATACAAATCGAATGAACTCTACAGTTGTTACTGTTGACTATACTCCAGTAACTCACGATGACCATCCTCCATATTAACTATAAATAACAGAAAAACTATTTAAGTAATGGCTTTCCAAGGTATTAACACTGGTACTGCTCCAAATGATGGAACTGGGGATACTCTCCTTGAGGGAACCCTGAAAATTAATGCAAATTTTCAGGATATTTATTCCATTTTTGGCGATGGATCAAATTTAGTAAGTTTTGTTTCATACGCTACTACTGCTGGGTATTCCACTAATTGTGGAGTGGCTTCCACTGCTGGATATGCTACTACTTCACGATATGTTGCTGGTAATATTGATATTAATACGAGTGGTGTTATAACTTCCACATATGCTGATGTTGGAAAAATAACCATTCAACAACCAGGAGCAATTACTGATGGACCTATTGAGGTTGGTTTTGCAGCAACCATGTTTAGGATTAGATCCGATGGTATGGTTGGAATTGGGACATCACTTCCAACCTCCCAGTTGGAAGTTGCTTCTTTTTCTAATGAAAAACCAACTATTTGGTCTATTGCAAGAGGAAATGGTCATGGATTCAGAGTTTCTGATATTAATGTTACTCCATCTAAATCTTTTGTAGTTACAAAGGACTCTTATGTTGGAGTTGGTTCTACTGCTCCAAGATCTAGATTAGATGTCCGTGGGGATGTTGGTATTGTTGGAGTTACTACATTAACTGGAACAACTCACTTAAATGCAGATATTACTGAAAAAGTAATTGGCAATTTCAACAGTGCTCTCACTGCTATTGGCGGAACACTAACCGTTGATGTTTCTCAGGGGTCAGTCGTTCTTGGTGGATTAACTGCATCCGTAACCACTTGGAACTTTACTAATGTTACTCCATTAAATAGTAAAGCTACTACAGTTACTATTATTAATGATGCTGGTACTGCATCGACTTATGGTGATTCCTGTAAGGTAAATGGTGTTTCTATTGCTGGTGGAATAAGATGGGTTGGTGGTAATCCCCCACCATCAACAGATGCTGAAGATATCTTGACTTTCAGCATTATAAAAGATGGTACAGGATCAACTAGGGTATACTGCAGCAGCTCGCTCAATATTAGCTGAAGAGAGTAAATAAATGCCTAGAACTACGCCAGGATCTGGAGCTGTCTTTAGACCAGTCTTCGATTCCAACTACGGGGTTGAACGAATTGAGGTTTTAAATGGTGGATCTGGATATGCCAGAACCGATCCACCAAAGGTTGTTGTCAATGGTACTACTACTCCATTTGTGGAGGGCGTATTTTATCCAGTAATTACTGGAATTGGAACAATACGTGAAGTTATTGTATTTAAAACTGGATCTGGATATTTTCCAATTTTTAGCAATACTGGTGGTGGTGAAATCGTTGTACAACGAGGATCTTTTGGATCAATCTCTTCAACTCATTCTGTCGGAGTGTCATCAGTGTTTACTGGTGATTATAATATTGTTGATGACGATATATACTTCTCTTCTCCCCCATATGGAAAGCAAGGACCAGTTGGTCTACTTACTGGATCTACTTTTAGTGGAAGACTGTTTTCTAGAAAATTGGATCCATACGATCCAAAAGACAAAAATGTAATTTTAGATGATATTTCTCTAGATTTTACTGGAGTTGCTGGGACCCAATTTGATCTTAGCGAAAATTTTGGTATCGTTACTTCTGTTTTTAATAATTCAAATAGTGGAGTCGATATTAATAATAATCCATTTGTCTTAATTAATAACATTGTTCAGACTCCTGGATTGGATTTTGAAATTGTCAATGCAGACCAAAATAAAATTAATTTTTTGAGTGGAGTACCGAGAGCAGGTAGAATAAACAAAGTAGGTCTTCAAACTGGAGGTGGATACTATTCATTAGTGAGAGCCACTGCTCAAGTTGGTGTGGATAGTACTGGATCTCTAACCGACTTAGTATTAACTGGTAGAGGTCAAGGATATAGAAGTATTCCAGAGATTTCTATTAGATCCTCTCAAGGATATGGTGGCATAATAACTGCAACTCTAGGAACAAATGATGTAACTACAGTTTCTATTAGCACTGCAGTTCATAATCAATTTACTGGAATTGGGACATTTACTACAACTACCGATCACGGATATTCTGAGGGGGATCGAGTAAGAATTATTGGAGCTGGATTTACATTTACTCCTTTAAGTGCAGTTAGAAATATTAGTAATTTTTCTTATGATTATATTACTGGAATTGCTAGTATAACCGTTTTTGGTGGTCATTATTTGGGTGTTGGGGATAATCAATCAAGAAATGTTCTTGTAGAGGGTGTCCAGGTAACCGATGGTATAAGCACCTTCACATTACGAGAAGATGCATATCCAGTTATCTCTATCGGATCAACAAACGATGTGAAGATAATGATTGGTGTCGGCACACAACCATTAATTTATGATAGTGCTGGAACTGTTCAGGCTGGTGTTGATACAAATATTCTTGAAGGTAGAGATGTTGTTGGATTTGATATCCTCCCAGGAGTTAGCTCAAATACATTTAAAGTTTATCTTGGAATCACTAGTTTTACCCACAATTATGTTACTGGTGGAGTTGTTGAGAGAACTCAGGCTGGACTTGTAACTGCCGTTACTATCTCTGCTGATGGAACTGGGTATTATTCACCCAAATCCGTTTCATATATTGATAATACACCATCTAACGGTATTACTACTATTACTGTTTCTGGCAAACAAATTGGTATCACTACAACAATATCGAATGTTTTTTATGATCCCACCACTGGAATAGCGACTATTCAGGGAACGAATGTGCATGGGTTGTCAGTTAATGATGTAGTTAGATTGGCTGGAATTGCTTTTAGTAGCACATCTGGTGATGTAATATTCCCCCCTGTTGGTGAATTGAGAGACATATATTCTGTTAAGAGTATTCCAAGTACGATAGATTTCACAGTTAATATCGGCGTTGCTATGTCCGATCTAACTGGAAATAGTGGAATACATACACATCAATTGGGTACAGGTACATTTACAGAATATGAAGGACATTTAGCCAAAACTGATGATTTTGTATTGGTTTCTGGAATTGCAGTTACTTTTGCAAGTACCCCAGCAATATCAGTTTATGACGCCGTTTACGATGGTGCATCTGGCATCATTACGGTAACTACATCAACAAATCACAATTTGTCTGTTAGGGATTTCATTATTATGTCCGACCTCCAGTTGGATGATGGAGTTGGTATTGTAACTTTCCCATTATCAACTGATCCATATTATGATGGAACCAAGGTATTGACTGTAGGAACTTCTACAGTTTTCAGTGCGTTTGTTGGAATCTCTACGGTTTCATACACGCATGATTCTGGTGGAACTATACAATATGCTAAGAGAATAGCATCTCATACAGAGGAAGGTTATTCTGGATTTGATATTCTTGAATCAATAGATGGTGCGAATATTCGTGTCTTTGCTGGACTAACAACCGAATATTATACCTATACCAGAGGTGGTGTTATAAAGAAACCAATTTATGTCGATATAACACAACCAGATCCATATTTCAATAGAGACCTAGAATATATTTCTGGAACAAGTGGAATTGGAACCAATGCCGTAGTTGATTTTAAGGTCAATATTGACGGTGAAGTTAGAGAATTTGATCTCACAGAAGAAGGTGTTGCTTATAAAGTTGGAGATTATTTGACGGTTACAGGCATATCTACAGATCCTAGAGTTGGAGTTGTTACTGAATTTAGACTCAATGTAACAGAACTTGATAATGATAAATTCTCTGCATTTTATTTTGGTCAGTTTGTTCTATTTGATAATATTTCCGATTTCTTTGATGGTCAACGTAAGAAGTTTACTCTATCAGTGACTTCTGGAGGAACCATAGAAATTCTTAGCCTTAAGACAATTTCTGGTAGTGATATGGATGTTACTAATAATATCTTTATCTACATTAATGATATTTTGCAGACACCAGGAGAATCTTATGTGTTCAAGGGAAGTAGAGTTATCTTTAGTGAAGCTCCAAAACCTGGATCAAAATGTTCCGTTTTCTATTACAGAGGATCTGCAAAAGATGTTGAGGTAATTGAACCACCATTAACTGTAAAACCAGGTGACGTTTTCCAAATTAAAGAGAACAAGAATAATCCATTCGATATTGATCAATTTGAGAGAACTGGCAAGAGAATCGTTGCATCTGATGTACTTGAAACATTTACTTACGATAGTATTGGAATCGACACTAATCAAACTGCCGAAAGACCTCTTTCTTGGGAAAAACAAAGGAGAGATAAGATTGTTTCTGGTACTTTGATATCAAAAGCAAGACCAAGTTTAAAGGGTAGAGTTATTCCAACTACAAGAATTATTAAAAATGTGGGTGATAGTGATAACATAATATATGTAGAAAATGCTTTCCCAACATTCTCAGAAATTGATTTACTTACTCAAGCTGAAAGAAATGCTGTAATTTTTGAAGATCTTGAGGTTAGATCTGGAATTTTAAGTACCAAAGTTTCAACATCATCAAGTATTTCAGACATTTCTATTATTGATGGTGGTGCTGGATATTTAAATCTAACTTCTCCAGAAGTATCTATTTCGGAATCTTTAATTCAGAGAAAAGATCCTATTTCCGATTGGAAATATGATGCCATCGTTGGTGTAACTAGCACACTAGTCTGGAAAGCTATAAGTCAAACATTGCCTATTGTTGCTGTTGGTGAAAGTAGCCAATATATCAATACTAAGAGTGGTACATTTTGGGAAAGAGGTAATATTGGATATGGTGGGACAATAACATTTAATGCAGTTGGTGTTGGATATAGTATTTTCTATCCAAATAAACAACATGTTGTTGTTGCTGGTGAATATGGAAAAGTATCGACAACAGTCGCTATTGGAAATAGTTTATCTCCATTTAAAGATGTATCACTAAAAGAAGTAAGACAAGTTCCCGCTATTAGATCTAGTGTTACCTATGATAGTGACTATGAGGGAACATTCAATGATGTAATTTATGAGGGAAGTACAGATACTTGGGTAACGGTTGGTACTGGTGGATCAATTTTTGTTGCCACTGGAATTGGGTCAACTGCTTTCTTCAGTGAATTTTCTGGCGTTCTTGAAACTCTAAATTCAGTAGTATATGCACAGAATGAATATATTGCTGTAGGAAATGGTGGTGCTATTGTTGCTTCAAATGATGGTCGTATTTGGTCACCAAAAAATAGCAATACTTTCAATAATATTAGAGATATTATTTACGATGGTTCTAGATTCATTTATGTTGGCGATAGTGGAACTATTGGAATATCAACAGATAAAAATTTCTGGCAACCATTTAGTCAACAATTGCCAGCAGGAACAATTTCTCCAGCAACATTTGATTTCAAATCTATTAAGTTTGTGGATGGATTCTATGTTGGAATAACCACAGTCGGTGATTTATATTATTCTTTTGACCTTGCTAATTGGAACGATAGACAAATCTCACATTTAAATAAAGTTTTTGATCTTACTACAACTAATTTTGGTCCAAACAAAGAACTGAGAGTAATCGCAGTTGGATCTGGAACAACAGTAATATATGCAGATCCAGTTATTAATAGGGCAACTGCAACTGCTTCAGTAACATCAGGTGTTATTACTAGCATTACCATTACAAATGGTGGATTTGGATATAAATTTGGTTCTACACCTCCTGCTGTTGTTGAATCGGATGTTACTAAGTCTGAAGAAATTCTTTCCTTTAGAACCGAAGGTGATTTTGGAGTTATTGTTGGTGTAAATACGTTTGTTCCTGGAATTGGATTTAGTGTTCCTCCTAGACTAGAATTTACTTTGAAATCGGACTTTAATGATAATACTAACCTTGGATATGGATATTCTTCATTGAATCTTCTTGGTGTTGATTATTCCCAACTTCAAAAAGATGATTACTTTGTAATTTATGATAGTCCCTTGGTGGTTGGACATGCTCTAACTGGTATTACAACTGCAATTGGTGGATATGCAAATTATCCAGCAAATAAAGTTGGAATCATTTCCGCTGGTGAATACCTTGGTGGGGTGTTCAGGGTTGAAAGAGTAACCACTCCTGATGGTGTATCTGGATTGGTAACAGTTACTTGTGCATTCCAGCCAGGACCAAATAATAACAGTGATATTCAAGTTGGAGTTGGAACTACAGCTACTATTGATACCTTCTGGGGTAAATATAGTTGGGGTAAAATTTATGGATATCAAAACAGGAGTCAAGGACTTCCGAAGTCATTCTTTGTGAATCCTGACGCTGGATTAGTTGGTTTATCTACAGCTGCAATGGTATCCAGACAAAAACCATTAACCTAACACCACTAAATAAAGAAAAAACTAGTTACAATGCCTGCTATTATATCGGAACAATTTAGGATTCTCAATGCCGAAACTTTTGTAAAGAGTTTCGTTGGTGTCGGCTCTACTGTAAACAAATATTATGCATTTATTGGTTTACCAAATTCGGTAGAACCAAAAGCTGGTGGTACTCCAGATTGGTCTACTAATACTCCCGCTCCTCTAGACGGATTTGAAGAGGAATACTCCATTAAGGAGTCAGTTATTGCTATGAAAAAAATTACTGACAAGGATGTCAGAAGACTAGTCAGAAAAGTTGAGTGGGTTGCTGGTACTACCTATGAGATGTATCGTCACGATTACAACATATATAATTTAACTCCGATTACTAGTCAAGCTAGTTTGTATGAAGCAAACTATTACGTAGTTAACGAAGATTTAAAAGTATACATTTGTCTTCAAAATGGATCAGATCCAGAGAACCCCGAGGGGCGCCCATCATATGACCAACCCACATTTATTGACCTTGAGCCAAGAGCAGCTGGTACTAGTGGCGATGGTTATGTTTGGAAATATCTTTACACGATCAAACCATCGGAAATCGTAAAATTTGATTCCATTGAGTACATCCCTGTTCCAGAAAATTGGGGAATGGATGGAGAATCTGTTGCAACCAAAAATAATGCTATTGATGGAAAGATTGAAGTTGTAGTTATTAATGATAGGGGAACTAACTATCAACCAATCTCAACATCGTTTGCAAATATTCCAATTCTTGGTGATGGGACTGGAGGTAAAGCAACTATTACCATTGATTCGTTTGGAAAGGTCTCTGAGGTCTTTGTTACCGATGGGGGGGAAGGATATACCCATGGATCTATTCAGTTCTTTCCAGGCGCTCCTGGGAGTGAATTAGGCGGTCCTTTAGAGAATCTAACTAATACTGGTATTGGTACTACTGCTATTGCTGGATTCTCGGTAATTATTCCCCCAAAGGGTGGTCATGGATATGATGTTTATCGTGAACTTGGTGCGTATAGAGCTCTTTTATATGCTAGATTTGAAACTTTAGAAACCAATCCAGATATTATTGAGGGTAATGATTTTGCTAGGGTTGGGATAATTAAAAATCCAACCGTATATGGAAGTGACAGAGAATTATTAGATACATCTCTTGTTAGTGGACTTAAGTCACTAAAACTTGGTGGAATCACAACTGCAACTACATATGCAGTTGATTCTGTAATTACACAAAATGTTGGTCTTGGATCTACTGCTATTGGTTATGTTGCATCTTGGGATAATATCAGTGGAGTTTTAAAGTATTATCAACCAATGGGACTTGCTTCCAGTGAGAGTGGATATAAGATTATTGAGTTTACTTCAACTCCAGATTCTGGATATGGATTGACGATCGCTGGATCATCGGTTGTTGGTCCTTTACTTGAGATTAATAACAATTTCAACGGTATTACTACCACAATAAATAACAAAATATACCAGCTAGGCCTGGACTTTGTTTCTGGCATATCTTCAGCTGAATATAATACAAAATCTGGTGAAATTATCTACATTGATAATAGAATTGCAATTCCCAGATCATCAAGTCAAAAAGAAGATATTAAGATTGTACTGGAGTTTTAAAA